CACTCTTTCCCTACACGACGCTCTTCCGATCTAACGGGTTCGGGCACTGCGTACCAGCACGCCCTCTCAGTCCGCTGGCGCGGACGGGGCGGGAACCTCTCAGGCGCTCCGCGCCAGCTCCCCTGGTAGGGGAGCCAAGGGGACGGCTTCGGCTGAGGGCAATGACCTGTATTCCACGGCGCTGGAGGATTACCGGACAAGGAACAACCTGGGCTTTGCGGATGCCATGGACAGCCGGAGCGACGAGCTGAACCGGCAGAAGGTGACAGTGAGCCCGGCGGAGAAGATGGAGCAGAATGCCAGCACCGTGCAGAAGCTGCGGGAACAGCGGAACAACGGTATCCGAATGGACGTTTACAGCACGGTGAACAACTGGAAGGATGCTTCCGAGCGAAACCGGGAGCTGGCGAGGCTGGTGACAGAGCCCACGCTGCCACGCGGGGCTGTAAGCGCAGCAGACCTTCCGGCGGGCGTGGACTACTTGGCAGCGGACACGGGCGGCATGGGTATAATGCCGGTGCTGGAAAACACCAGGTACATGGACAGCGATTTGAAAAAGATGGGCTACACCCAGGACGAAATCAACCGGGCCCGGCTTTACATGAAGGCGTACAATGACCTGAGCCTTGGCGAACGGGCCGGACGGCGTGTGGAGAGCGATCTGGAGGGAAACAAGGAAAATATCAAAGGCATGATCGGGCAGTACGCGGGCGCACTGTCCCCGGCCCTGACGGCCAGTGCCGAAGAGCAGATGATCCGGCGTGTTCAGAGCGGGCGTTACACCAACGAACAGCTGGAAGCGGCAGGATATGACCCGGAGCTCATCCGGACAGCCCACGAACGAATCCGGAGTGGTGAGCTCTACGACAAGGCGGATGACGACAGCAACCGCCTGAAAGGGTTGTATGAGTGGGGCCGGGATGCCCACAAGGCCGGAGAAAACCTGACTGCGGACGCTATGGCAGGCGAGAGCAATGTGGGGCGGTTCTTCCACGGGGCTACTTCCAGCGCGGCTGAGAACCTGATTGTGAGTGCCATCAACCCAGCGCTGGTGCTGCCGGTGCTGAGTGCCCACGGCGCAGGCGACAGCATGGCTGCCAGTGACGAAGCGGGGGAGAGCCCGGAAAAAGCTATTTTGAAAGCAACGGCAAAGTTTGGCGCAGGATGGGCCATCAACAGTGTGGGTGTGGCCGACCTTGCCAAGACCATGGGCTCGGATTACGCCAAGGACACGGTGGCCGGTACCATTGCAGACTGGGTGCGCCGACAGGTGGGCAATCAGGCGTTCCGGGAAGCCTACCCGGCCATTGCCAACGCCATTTCCGGCGGCGCGGACAATGCTATGCAGGCCTTTGTGGAGACCTACGCCGACAAAGCCATTGACGCTGTGATGGGCGACCAGGAAGCAGCCAAGACGCTGTTCAACAAGGATACGTTCCTTACAGCACTGGAAGCGGGCCTTTCCGGCGGCGCGTCCGGTGCACTGGGCGGCGCTGTGGGCACAGGGCTTTCCAGGATGAACGCGGGAGATTCCAGCCTGCGGGGCAACGTGGAGCGGTATGCCGCTCAGGACGAATACGAGCAGGCGCTGAAGGAACACCAGCGCCGGGAGGAGCTGGCGCGGGAACCGGGGGAGACGGCAGGCCCTACGGCGGAAACAGCTGCGAACCGACAGGCGATGGTTGAGAACGCTGGGGAAGGTGTGGAAAGCTCCACGGAAACAGCAGCGGACGGTGCAGAACCCCTTAGTCAGCGCATAAGCGCTGACAGTCCCCCTAGTATGGGGGCCATTGGCAGGACGGGAAACGTTGAGCTGACAGCGCAGAATGGAGCTGACCGGCAGGCTGTGATGCAGTCGGTCCCTGTGGAAGAAAGCACCCTTGAAGGGATGGACAGCGGCAGCAGCCCGATGCGGGAGACCTACGGCATGGAAGCACCGAGGACGGAGGGCCAGAAGCAGGCCCGGACGGAGCAGGTGCTGCGGAGCTGGAAGGTGGGCGAAAAGGCGGCGCAGGAGATCAGCCGGAAACAGCCGGAAGGCGTGGACAGTGACCGCTATGCGGCGGCAGCATCCACCCTGTACCGGCTGGGCCAGATGGAGGACGTGAAGACCTTTGACCAGGCGCTGGAGCTGGCGGGCACCGGCAGCGGCATGGCGGCCAACGTGAACTATGTGCTGGGCAACCTCAAGGGCCGGAACGCGCTGGAGATCGCCTACACCTACGGCAGGGATGCGGCAGAGACCCGGTGGGCCAAGAGCCAGCTGGGCGGCACTCTGACGGAACAGAGCCTGACGGGCAGGGGTGAGACCATCTACAAGGGAACCCTGCGCAACGCGAACGACGCTGGCAGCCAGGTGATCGAGCTGAACGCGGCGGCAACCGGCACCACGGCGGTTCTGAAAAACGTGCTGCAGAACGGTGCAGGACAGGCAGACAGCCGGGTGCGGGCCTATGTGGACACGGAGACGGCCCGGATCTTCTTTGGGGACAGTACACAGGATACGTTCGGCACGGTGCTGCACGAGGACTACCACTGGTACAACGCACTGGACAGCGAGGGAGCAAAGACTTTGCAGGACCATGCCCTGCTGTATCTGGCCAGGAGCAGCGGCTTTGAGACCGTGGACGAGATGATCCGGGAGAAGATGACCGACTATGCCCAGCAGAATCTGACCTATGAGGAAGCTGCCGAGGAGCTGGTGGGCGATGCCTGGCGGGGCATCTTCTCCAATGAATCCGATTTCAAGCGCTGGGTAGAGTTCCAGCGCGGGCAGGCCGAGAAGAACAGCGGCAGGGCCGGAACCATCCGCACCGTGATGAACCGGGTGAAGGAGATGCTGGGCGGCATTATCAGCCGGGCCAAGGAAGTGCTGACCCTTGACCCCGATAACCGAACGGCCCTGAAGGCCCAGCGCCTGGCCGAGAACGAGCGCAAAATTTTGCAGGACGAATACTTTGCCCACGCCCAGCAGGCTATGGACAACCTGCGCAGTGCAAAAGAAAACGCCGCTGCCCTCAAGACAGAGAGCGCGGCGGAAGGACAGGGCGTGAGATATTCCATTAACCCGAGCTATGCACAGGACATTGACGAGTGGAACCGTGACGGACGAAACAGCCGGGAAATCTTTGTGCTGGGCAGCACGGCGGAAGCTTTGCAGGGACTGGGCGCACGAGAAAATGACATCTACATGAAAGGCGATAAAATCAGCCTGATTCTGGAACAACACCCGGAAATGACGTTGAACGAGATCAAACGCATTCCGGAAATTTTGGATGACCCCATTCTGGTGCTTTCCAGCCAGAATAAGGGGCGTGCCGGTTCACAGAATACCAGACTGGTTTTGTTTGGAAGCGTGAAAGCGCAGGATGGCAGACCCGTACTGTGCGTGCTGGATCTTCAGCCAGTAGAAAACCGAATCGTGATCCAGGATATGCAGAAGGCGACCAGTGCTTATACCAAGGATAATGACCCTGTGAGATTTGTGCGGAACAGCGAAGTGCTGTATACCTCTGAAAACAAAAAAAGAACCACAGCGTTACTTAGGACACTAGGCTTCCAAATGCCTAGCGAACTGCAACGCTATGGTTCTATGGGTAGTATATCCTATCATGGGCAAAACGTCAAGATGGAAGGTGTGCCGTTTACAAAAATAGAACCCTCCGGCAAAGCCCACATGGAATCCGAAGATTCGGGGAGCAGAGGGTCGGAGGGTTCTATTTATCAGGAAAGCGCTGACACGGTACTCAAAACCGAGGAGGGCGGTGAACGCCCGAGCTTTCCTGCTAAAAACAGTATAGCACAAGAAAATGCCGAAAGCAAGGGAAACAGCGAACCTGTGAAGAAATCGGTGCGGTTCCAGCTGAGTGCTCCGGTGGAGGTGGACCAAAACAAAGACCTTGTGGCTGTGCACAACCTGACCGCCGAAAACCTGCAGGAAGCGCTGGAGCTGGGCGGGATGCCCTCGCCGTCTATTGCGGTGGTGAAAGCCCAGGAAGGTCACACCAAGTATGGCCCCATCTCGCTGGTGTTCAACTCCGATACCATTGACCCCATGGTGAACCGGGCAAACCGTATCTATGGTTCGGATGCCTGGACACCCACCCGGCCCAATGTGGAGTTTGAAGTGAACTACAATGCGATGCGGGACTTTGAAAGCAAGGTGGATTCGGCAAGCAAAGATGCGTTTGAAGGAAAATTTGCGAACAGCGCCGCGTTACAGCGTCTTGGAATTGAAGAGACGAGCAGCTCCGACCGGGCAGAGCTTGCCCAGCGCCTGGAGGAAAACACGGCAGTGCAGCTGGCCTATCTGGAAGCGAAAGGTAAGACTGTGGAGCCGGTGTATAAGACAGAACGGGACCAGTTCGACAGCCTGGGCAATGATACCCTGGAAAAGGTGATCGAACACATTGGCGCGGATGAAATCAAAGCTGCATTCGAGGGTGGTGACTTTGACCAGCTGGATCAGCTGGTAGATAAAGCGGCGGACGCACTGGAAGAAAAGTATACTCACGGACAGCTGGAGGGCCAGAACCGGCGTTGGCAAATGCGCATTGACAAGATACGGAATGACAACCGTGGACGACTGTATGGGATGCTGGAGCACGCCTACAAAATGCTGACCGATATCAATGCCGGAAAGCAGGCGATGTATGTGGAAGCGACCAGGGAGGCTATCCGGCAGGAAGCTCCGGCAGAAGATGTGAAGAACTGGGTGTATGACCAGTTGGGAAATGTTCTAGGACAGAAGGGAATCCGAAACGGAAAAGACCGCTTTACTCCGGCAGGGATAAAGCGCAGTTTTGCCCAGCTGCACAACAGCTACACGCTGGAAAACCTTGTGGCTGCTATGAATGCTCAGAATGCACGAGGGCAGGATACATGGGGCCTTTCGGCCAGCACCCTGATGAGCACGACCACGGCGGAGTACCAGAACCTGGACGAAGTGCGGGCGGACAAAGGCCGCTTGCAGCAGATGCCGGAAGAAGAGTACAAGGCGCTGCTGGAAAAGGCAGATGACCAGATCAGCGATATCCTTGACAAGCTGCGGAGAGAGACTACGCCCCATGCAGACAACAGCTTTGAAGAGCGGGAAATCCTGGGCGGCATCCTGATGCAGGCCGCACAGGGAAAACAGACGGCGGCAGCCATTGGAAAGGCCTTTGCAAAAGAGGGGTATACCATTGGCAAGGACACGGCCCAGATGATTCTGAACCTGTACAAGAACGTGGCTGCTATTCCCACCGGGTACTTTGAAGCGAAGCCCCAGCGGGCCGTGGGCTTTGATGAGGTGCGGGCGGCGATTCTGCCCGACAACACCAGCAGCACCCTGATCGACAGCCTGAAAGAGACCGGCATTGACGTGAAGCTCTACAAAGCCGGGGACGATGCCCAGCGCACGGCCCTGCTGAACAAGGTGCCGAACGTCCGTTTCCAGCTGGCCGAACAGGCGGAACGGGACGCGCGGAAGAACACCCAGCGGCAGGCAAGCCGGGCCATTGCGGACAACAGCGCGGCGATGGAAACGCTGGCTCAGATGATGGGTGTGACCCACGGTGTGAGGATCTGCCAGGATTCCATTGACGGGCTGGCGGTGCGGTGGACAAAGGCCAACGGCAGCAGGGCCGACCGGACGAAAATTGCCGGAGAGACCCGGGCGCTGGTGGAGTACATGACGGCGGACGGGGCCAGCATGAGCAAGGCCAGCGCGCTGTCTGAGACCATTGCGGATGAGATTCTGAGCGGGGCGACCTACCGGAACACCGAGCTGTGGGACGAGTACCCGGAATACCACGACCTGAGCTACACGGTGAACAAGGACGGCCCGGCCAAGGCGGAGCTGGTGAAGCGGTACGGGACGTGGAGCGAAGCGGTGGCGGAGGCCCGGCGGCACGGTGTGAAACTGCGGCAGGCAGAGGGTGTGCGGGACGGCAACCCGGCGGAAGTGTATGAAGCCATCGTCAACGACACCCGGGCCATGGGCGGCACCAAGGAAGGGGCAGCGGCCTTGTTCCGGGGTGCGGCCCAGGCGGCAGGCGTGGACGGCGCGGCCAGCATGGAGAGCACCGAGTGGCTGGATGTGCTGATGAACGTGCACGATGCCATCAAGCCCAGGATGATGAGCCGCTTTGCAGATGCTGCCGAGTACGAGGATGCCAAAGTGGAGCTGGCCGACCGGATGCTGGGTGATATCCTGAACGTGCCGGAGATGACCGATGCACAGGCCATCTTTGACGGGTTCCAGCGCTGGCAGCGTCAGGCTGTGGCTGCTGCCGTGGGCGAGGAGAATGCGGAGCAGGCCCTGAAGGACCTGCGGAAGGTGCAGAAGGAGCAGAACCGGGAGTTCAACCGGAGAATGTATGAGAACAGCCGGAATCAGACTGTGAATCGCTATGCGGAAGAAAACCCGGGAGCGGGACAGCGTGAACTGAAAAACGTAGGAGACATGAACGAGTTCCTGACCTTCAACAGGGAGGAGTATGAGCGGAGGTTAAGAGCGGAGCGCCAGCGGCTGAAAATGGAACGGCAGCAGATGCTGGATGAGATCACGTTGGAATTTGCAAAAAGAGAAAACGAGTTGAACATAGAAAATGACCTTCTGGCACATGAATACGCAAAAGAAAGGGCCAGAGCGGACTATGCGGAACGTCAGCTGATGGTTCAGGATCAGGAAATTGCGGACTGGGAGGAGGAAAACCGCAGAAAGGCAGCCCAGTGGGAAAAACTGCAAAAAGAAAGAGACAGAAAGGCAGAAGAGCTCTGGAATGATTTTGCAGACAAGGTACAGGAAGGGGCAATGAGCGAGATAGCAAAAGCGGCCAAGGCCAACGAGTTGGCAGAAAGACGTGCAAAGCTGGCCCGGGAGAGCCGGAAGAAGGACGAGCTGAAACGGGCCATCCGGAACAATGCCACCCAGCTGAACCAGATGGCGCTGCGGCCTGCAAAGGACAAATATGTGCAGCCCCGGCTGATTCTGCGGGCGCTGGAAGTGGCAAAGCTGGCGGACATGACATTGCTGAACCAGAATGCCGTGAATCGGCTGGATGCGCTGGCGAACAGCATCCGGGCCGAATACGGGGATGCAAACCACCCGGTGGTGACGGAGATGAGCAATGACTGGGAACAGAGCGGCATTGCCAACCTGATCGATGCCCTGAAGGCTGACCTGAGCGCCAGCAAGGAGGCACAGCTGGACCAGCTGCGCGGGCAGTTGGCCGAGGCCGAAGCGCTGGAGGACAGCCAGAAGGTCCGGAAACTGAGAAGCCGTCTGGAAGCCCGGATCAAAGACGTTGAAAACAAGCCCTATCTGCCCATGACGGCAAATCAGCTGCGGGTGCTGAAAGCCATTACCACCAGCACCCTGCACGTGATCCGGCAGGCAAACAAGACCCTGAGCCTGCAGCAGGCCGAGGCGGTGGACAAAATCGCCGGAGAAGCGGCGGTGGAAGTGAACCGGAGCAAGGGAAATGACGGAAAATTCCGGCGGATGCTGACGAGGTACAATCTGGATATGCTGGGCGGCACCCGGGTGTTCCGGATGCTGGGCGGCTACGCAAAGAACAGCCAGATGGAGAAGCTGGGCACCATGCTGAACGACGGCCAGCGGCGGCAGACGGAGATCCTTGTGGAGGGAACCCACCTGTTCGACAACGTGACAGGCAAAAAGAACCTGAAACAGATGGAACAGTTTGCAGGTAAGGGGGCAAAGCTGGTGGACCTTGGCCTGAAGGACAACCGGGGCAAGGCCGTACCCCTCACCCATGCCCAGATGTGCAGCCTGTACATGCACCTGCGGAACGCCGACAGCAAGGAGCACCTGATGAACGGCGGCTTTACTGTGCCGGATGCAGTGGAGTACAACAAAGGCAACATTGTGGAAGCCTACCAGAAGGGGCAGACCGTGCGGATCGGGATGCTGACCGACAGCGAGGGCAAGCCCATGGCGGACACCATTGTGAGTGCCATTGAAAAGAACCTGACCGACTACGACCGGGCGTGGATCGGGAGCATGGAGAACTTCTTTGGGAGCTACACCACCGACCTGATCAACGAGACGAGCATGAAGCTGCTGGGCTACAAGCGGGCTGTGGTGAAGAACTACTACCCCATTGCGGTGAACAAAAAAGCACTGGCGACCCAGATCGAGGGGCTGCATCTGGATGCGACCATTGAGGGACGGGGCTTTTTGAAGAACCGTGTGAAAAGTCCACAGCCCATCCTGCTGGAGGAATGCAATAACGTGGTGCAGCGGAGCTTACGGGACACGGCAGCCTACGCAGGCCTGGCCCCGGCCATCCGGGATGTGCAGAAGGTGCTGAACAGCCGGATCGAGACCGAGGATGGACTGAAGGTGCTGAAAAACGGAATTCTGGAGGAAAAGTGGGGCAGCGATGCGGTGAACTATGTGGACGAGCTGCTGACCGACCTGCAGACCCCGGGACGGAAAACCCGGAAAAGCAGCATGACGGCGCTGGGCAAGCTGCGGGGCAACTACGCCGGGGCTATCCTGACGCTGAACCCGGGCGTGGCCATTGCGCAGGCGGCATCCCTGCCGACCGCCGGTGCCGTGCTGGGTGCGGACACCATGGCGGCGGTGGTTCCCTTTGTAAAGAACTTCTCACACAAGCAGCGGGCGGCGCTGGAAGCAGAGATCGCAGAACACGGAGATGCACTGCTGCAATACCGTCTGCGGGGAACGCAGCGGGGCGAGCTGGAAAGCATCGGGAAGAACCTGAGTGCGGCGGAGAAGGGAATGGAGAAGGTCCCCAAGCAGCTGACGGGCTGGATCAACGGCGTGGACGAGATCACGGTGGCGGCCCTGTGGGAAGGTTCCAAGCGGTATGTGGAACACCACGCGGGAGAGTTTGGCCTGACGGATGAAAACCTCTCGGCCGCCTCCGGCGACAGCTCCACTAATAGGGGAGCCAAGATCGAGCAGAATGATGCCTACTGGGAAGCTGTGAACAAGACCTATCAGCGAGTGATCGAGGAGACCCAGCCCAACTACACCACCATGCAGCGGGCAGGCATCCAGCGCAGCGACAACGAACTGGTGAGGACCTTGACCATGTTCACGACCCAGCGGTTCCAGAACTACGGCATCCTGGCCGATGCGGTGATGGCCTACAATGCCCAGCGGGAGCGCAGCCATGCAGACCCCACCGAGGAAAACCGGGCAGAGCTGAAACGGGCCGGGAAGAACCTGAACCGAGCGGTGACCAGCCAGATCGTGCAGACGGCAGTGTTTGCGGCCATGAAGATCGGCGCGGACTTCCTGCTGCACCGGTGGGACCGGGAACAGGATGAAAACGGCGATGTGACCGCGGCCAGCATGAAAAAGCGGTTTGCTGACCTGTTCCTTGAGAGCGCTGCGGGCAACTTTTTGTATGGCAGCGAACTGTACAGCCTGGCGAACAACGTGATCCAGGGCAAGGATTATGACGTGGTGAGTGCTTCCAACCTGAGCATCGTCAACGATGTGAGCGCAGATTTCGTTAAGATCGTGGCGGATGTGATGAAGCTGTTGAACAGGGACACGGCGGATATGTCGGAAGCGGAACTGGAAAAGTTCCACCAGAATCTCATCAAGCATGTGTGGGCCTTTGTGGACGATGGCTTTGACGCGCTGGGTGTGCCCATGGGCAATGCGGACAAGTTCCGGAAAGCCGTGGCAGGATACCTTTCGGATATCGAAAAGGCGGCAAAGGGGGAAGAGTTCTCCTTTAATTCCACCCCCAGCAGCGCCACCGGCCAGTACGACCGGCTCTACAACGCCATTGCCGAGGGCGACAGGGACAACGCGGCCGGGGCTATGGAAAAGCTGGAAGCCATGGGCAAGGACGAAAAGACCATTACCAGCCAGCTGAAGAACCGGCTGAAGAAATACAGCCCGGAAGTAGAGCAGGCGGCCAGGGCCCGGAACGAGGGCAACGACCGGGAACGGCAGGACGTGACGAAGCGGCTGGTCCGGGAACTGTACGAGACGCTGGGCATCCGGGAGGGTGTGAAAGCTGACGCGGAGAAACGGGAAGCCGTTATTGACCTTGTGACCGAGGCCATCAACCAGAAGGCCGACAGCCTGCTGGCCGGGGACCAGGACCGGACGGCCTACTCCGACCTGACGGACGCACTGGAAACCGGAAAGCGGAAGGACGTACAGGACGAGATCGACCGGCTGCGGACGGCGGGCAAAGCGGACAGCCAGATCAAGAGCAAGATCACCGATGCGGTGAAGGAAGAGTATCTGGCGGGCAACGACCACGACCGGGAGAAGCTGGAGAAGCTGCTGACGAGCCTGACCAAAGAGGACGGGACGGCCATGTATGAGGAAAAGAACTTTGCCCAGTGGGTGAAGGACGCGGCAAAAAAGGAGGAACAGGCAAAGAACAGCAAGGATGAGTGGGCAGGGGTGAGGTGAACCTCTTAGTCACGCTTTGCGTGACGGCTCCCCTAGTAGGGGAGCCAAGTTCACGTTGCTGCTCTTTTTAGGGGAGCCCTGCGTAGAAGAAAGGGAGACCGTTCGGGGTGAACGGCCTCCCTTTTGTATGTCCGGGGTAGTTGCACCCGGCGGGGCGTGATAGGATAGGGGCAGGAAGGGCGCACAAATCTGAAATAGACCTCTGGATCGATCGAGGAGTGCGCCCGATTGGTGAAGGGAGTGAAACTGTGAGCCAACTGGATATCAAGATCAGAAAGCTGCAGGACAACGGTTCAACGTTCCGGGCAAACATTGAGACGCTGTATCTGGGCGGTGTGCGGAGCGCCAAGGTGGACGAGCTTCGCTTTGAGCTGCCGGAAGAGTGGAAGAACTGCACCGTGACCCTGCATGTGCAGCGCCTGAGCGGCACAAAGCCGGACCCCCAGCTGCTGGACGAACAGAACAGCGCACTGGTAGACCGGCGGTGGACACTGGAAAAAGAGGGCACCTGGATGCTGCTGGCCATCAACGACAGCGGCTACATTGCCATGACCAAGCCCGGCAAGTACACCTGCTATGACACCATTGACACCGACACGACCACCGAGAACATTACGCCGAGCATCTATGAACAGTTCGTGGCCGAGGTGACGAAGTACGCCAAGCAGGCGCTGGAGAGCATGAACGCGGCCAAGACCAGCGAGACCAACGCAAAAACATCCGAAACCAACGCGAAAGCCAGCGCGGATAAGGCGAAGGCCAGTGCCGACAGCATGGATGCGAGTGTGGCCACCTGCACCACAAAGGCCAGGGAGGCCGAAGCGAGTGCGGTAAGAGCCAAGACCAGCGAGACCAACGCAAAAACGTCGGAGACCAATGCCAAGGCCAGTGAGAATGCGGCAAAGACGAGTGAGACAAACGCCAAAGCCAGCGAGGACGCAGCAGCCCTGAGTGAGACCCACGCCGCCGCCAGCGAGACCGCCGCCCAGCAGGCCCTGCAGGACACGGAGACGGAGCACACCACCGCCTTGCAGGACATCGCGCGGGCCCGCACCACAGCCCTGAACGATGTGGCCAACTCCACCAGGACGGCCACCAATGCGGCAAACACCGCCACCGAGCAGGCCACCGCCGCTGCGGGGAGCGCTTCCACCGCCGCCACCAAGGCCGGGGAGGCATCTACCAGCGCGGGAGCTGCGAAGGCTGATGCAGACCGGGCAGAGAAAGCCAGCACCAGCGCGGCCAATGCGGCCACCAATGCCGTGAAGCAGGCCAAGGAAGCCGGAACCTTTGATGGTCAGTCGGCCTATGCTCTGGCTGTTCAGCTGGGGTACACCGGCAGCGAAGCCGAATGGATCGCCAGCCTGAAAGGTGCACAGGGCCCCAGGGGAGCTACCGGAGCCACCGGCCCACAGGGCCCCAGGGGTGCTACCGAAGCCACCGGCCCACAGGGGCCGCAAGGGCCCACCGGTGCAACGGGAGCCAGAGGTGAAACGGGCGCGAGTGGCGTTGCATCCAGTGGCAACGACTGGATAAGATTTTCCGATGGAACGCAGATCTGCTGGGGCAGCATCGGTAGCAAAAGCTTTGAGGTCACCGGCAATGTGCATTATAAAAATGGGCAAGATAGCGACGGCAACAATACTTACGCTGATATCACCAAAACCACAAGTTACAATACAGCTGCGATCATTTTCCCTCAACCCTTTGTAAACGGGAATTACTCGCTCGCGTTTCAGTTAAGCTACGGAGTAAGCGATGAATCCGTGTTCAACGGAAAAAGCTATACGTGGGAGGAAACCAAATATTTATTCAATAAACCGTACACCTTGACCCGCACTGGCAATTTCACCAGCATCAGTTCTACAAGCCCAGCACTGGGAAAACAAGCAACATACTGCACACTTGGAGACGGTGCATGGGGTAACTATATTGCCATTGGCCGCTGGAAGTGAGGTGAACACAAATGGAAATTAAACCCGGAACAAAAATCCTGAAGCCTGTTATCACGCAGGAAGAATGCGATGCCTATTCAGCCGTTGTGGATGCCATCAGCGCCCACAATGCAGCGGCTGCTGTGGGAGAGGCCCTGTGGAGCATGGACGACCAGCCGGAGGCTTACGTTGTGGTGGAGGCTGGCACGCAGCCAGACCCTGCCGATGCACCGAAGCCGACCCCTACACTTGAGGAGCGGCTTGCGGCGGTGGAAGCTGCCCAGGCAGATGCCGATGCGCTGAACGTTGACCAGGCCTACCGGATGACCCTGCTGGGGCTGGGGATCACGGAGTAAAACCCTCTGCCAAGAGGACGATAACATTTTTAAGATGGGGCACTGCCCCGGAAAGGATGTACTATGTTATACCGTACCTGTAAACGCATGATCGAACGCGGCTCCATTGAGGGCATGAGCACCAAGCTGGACGTATTCTACGCCGCCGGTAAGCTGACCGATGACGAGTACAAGGAGCTGACCGAGCTGCTGACCGAGAAGGAGGCGCAGAGCAATGCCCAGAACAATTCTTGACGTGAGCAAATGGCAGGGCAGCATTGACTGGGACAAGGTCAAGGCAAGCGGCCTAGTCTCCGGTGTGATGATCCGGGCCATGGGCAACAGCAAAGAGGGCAACCCCAGCAAGCCCTACATCGACCCCTTCTTTGCCCGCAATTACGCCGAGTGCCCCCGGCTGGACCTTCGGGATGTGGCAGTTTATCTTGCAGCACCTCTGGGAGCTTGCCTTCACCGGCATCTCTGGGGCGCTGACCGCGGCCTACCGCCGCCTGACCAAGCGCATCAAGGCACAGGACGACGAGCGCAAGGCCATCAAAGAGGGCCTGCTGGCCATCCTGCACGACCGGCTGTATCAGGCCTGCCAGCACTTCATGGCGCAGGGCTCGATTGATGCCAGCGGTCTGAAGAACATCGAGTATTTGTACAAGAGCTACCATGCACTGGGCGGTAACGGCACGGGCACCGAGCTGTACCGCCGTGTCATGGCTTTACCGATCAGACAGGAGGATTGAACTATGATGAACAAGAAAATTCCCGCCGCGACCATCGCCCGCACCGTTGTGCTGGCA